CATTATATCTAATATAATATTTTGAATCTTTTTTATCACAAGACTTGAAATCAAAATGGGAATTTGTTTCCTTATTTCCTTGACAATATAAATTATCAAATCTATATAAATACCCTATTTGTTCTAATAAACTTAATAAATAACCATATTTTCCTATACTACAAAATGGATCTAAATTTTTTAATTCCTTAATACATAATGTTACAACGTTAGATGTCTCATATTTTTTTTTATTATCTTTATTAGCTTGTAATATTCTAACAATATGTGTTATAGTAGGAACACATGTATAACTTTCCATACGGTATGCTAATGCATCGCCAACTAAAACCATTAATTTACAAATAGCATCTGTATCTATAACACCTATGTTCAATGGGTTTTTTATTAGTTTAAATTTTTCACTTTCACACTTATATACTTCTCGATAATACAAAAATCTCTGTTTATTGTAACTCAACTGTAAAAATTCATACATCACACTTTTAGCAGCATCAAACCATTTAGTTTCTGTCGTTGCCCATTTTTGGTCTTTTACATCATCTATTGTTTTATCAAATGTATACTCCGGAAAAATAGTTTGTAATTTTATACCCATAATAGTTTCAATGTCAGGCATTTTATGTTCTCTATCCATATGAGATAAAATCATATTTCTAGCTATACTTTTTCCTGCACATGTTAACATTTTTTCAAAATGTGTTTCATCAAACTCACTAGAATCTAAATAAAAATAATCAACTATTTTACCATCAACATCTACATGTGGTATGGTTATCATATCTGCATATGTTTCTATATCATAAGCTAAACTTCCAATAACTTTGTCAGTAAATGCAACAAAAAAAGTTTCAAAATTGCCAACAATATAAGCTAATCCAGGTGTTGTTAATGTAGTTCCACTATATTGGATTCCTACATCAATATCCGAAGTAGGTGTAATACTTCCAAAAATACCTATATGAAAATTTTTTAGTTCGGGAATTATATCATCATCTCTAAATGTAAACAACCTATTAGGTATACCACCTATAGCTGTATATACTATATTATATAAGTTGTTATCGCTTAAAAACCATACTGTAAATATTAACATTTGATAAAATAAATATGTTCTTGCTATCCACAACAATTGTTGTACACTTGGATCTGTTATATTTTTTATTTCATCTACATAATTTTTTCCCTTCAATCCTGTATTTATATATTGAACTGTAGTATCTGTTATTGCTTTTAAACTATCAAAATCTACAATTTTCCAATTTGGGGTTTGGGTTGTTAACATAAATGTGGTAGTATCGTTAATACCATATAATTTACAAAAATTACGAATATCATCACTACAACGTTGTGAAATACTTTCAACTGTTAATAAAACTACCATATAATACTACAATATTTTTAACTACAAAACTTAAATATATTCTTCTATTTTATCTAGAATGAAATTTGAATGTACAAAATGTAATTATTGTACAAGTAAAAAAAGTAACTATGATAAACATTTAACTACTGCAAAACATAATACACCCATATTTCAATGTACAACATGCAATAAAGTATATACAACTAAATCTGGATTATGGAAACACGAACAAGAACAGTGCTCAAGTAATGTATTTGAATTATTAAAAAAGCAAGAAGAATATATCAAACGACAAGATGAAATGTTAGAACATATTAAAAATCAACAAGAACAAATTAAAGAAATGATACCAAAAATGAGTGGTCCAAAAATCAATATTAATGTCTTTTTACAAGAAGAATGCAAAGATGCACTGAATTGGACGGATTTTTTAAACATGTTGGAAATTAAAATGTACGAATTTGATTTATCCAATAATATATCAGATCACATTATTAGAACGGTATGCAATGGAATTCAACAATTAGGTATATATAAACGTCCTATTCATTGTATTGATTTAAAACGGCGAAAATTGTGCATTAAAAATGAAAATAGTTGGGAACATGATATGATAAAAGTGGACAATACATTACGTAGAACAAATATGTTTATTCATGAAAAATATGTAGTAGGGTTGAAGAAATGGGAGCAAGATCATCCAACATGGTTTTTGAATGAAAATGAAACAGAAAATTATACGCAATTAACTTCACAAATTATGTCTACTATAGATAACGATAAATGTAGGTTAGAAATATCAAAAAATGTAAATTTGATTTTGTAATTTTGTAATTTTATATTTGGTAATAGTATGACTGCAAAAAGAAGTTATTTCGTATTAGAAAAATATGAAACAACTATACTTGGATTTCAAACACATATTTATATTATGCGGTTAAATACAAATTATTACTGCAAACAAAATTGTACGATTAAACGCGGTAAAGATTTTGTTAAAAAATGTGTGATGGATAATTTATATTTATTCAAATTATTAACACTCAATAAAGTGTCTGCAACCAAGTTGTACAAAAATGATCCAAACTTAATGAAACAAATTAAAAAAATAATGGATCCATCTTATGTATATACCTATTGTTTGAATAAAAATACCCTGATTTTTGCAGAAACAACTTCTCCCCATCATAAATCTTATATTAAAAATTGGTTAAGTAAACATGTTATGCTTTGTGATAATAGTACATGTGCTAGTGGCGAAGCAGTTATTCATAACAATAGATTTGTATTTGATAATATGTCTGGAACGTTTACACCACATCTTTCCAAATTATATATATTAAAAAAAATATTGCCTACTATAAAAATAGTGAATTGGGATTCGCCTATACGTGACAAAATTTTTAAAAACTATTAGTATAATATGCGAAAATCCAAAATGTATTTAGTAGTATTTACACTTGGTTTACTATTTTTATTAATAATCAACTTATTTTATATTCGGGAAGGAATGGAAACAGAATGCAAGTACAAATATTTAGCACCTATACCGAAAGAAAAATTATCAAATACATGGGATAACGATTTAAAAGATAAGTTTTTTAAAAAATATAATGAAATAAATACAAAAGAACCTATAACATATATTGGTGATTATAGTGAAGAAGAAGCAAAATATTATATTGATCATGGTGAATTTCCTCTTAATCCATATATATCTGATTTAATAAAAAACAATCCAGATCTAAGAGATGCAATGTCTGGATATGATAATTTTACACCTGATACTGCACAAAAACAATATTCAGTTCGGCAAATGTATGGAGGTGTATGGATACGTGTAAACGACAAAGTAAATCAAGATAAATTAGCTTTAAAAATATTTAACGGCGAATCACCCGATCCATGTAATCAACCTACACCAAATAAAAGACAATCCTTGTTACCAAGTGATATGAATAAACTAAAAGAAATCTGTAAACGTGTAAATTAAAATTGAAATATACATGTTTATTTATTATATTTACAAAATGGCGGTTACTTTGCAACTTGGTGATGGACAGGATCACACTATAACTGGCCGGTGTGTTATTAACGGCGAGGATTATGAATATGTATCAGCAATGGATGGTCATGGTACTGGACATACTAAAAATGCGTGTATTAGTTTGATGCGAACGATTGATTTTGACATGGTTGCATCTCAAGCAGATCCAGTAAATTTTATTCATAATACATATTTGAAATCACACAATCTTGTAAACAGTGGTAGTACATTTACTTATGCACGAATTAACAATACAACTAGAAAAATAGATGTAGTGAACGTTGGGGATTCAATGACGGTTGTATTAAAAAATGGAAAAATAGTTTATAAAAGTCCAATTCATTGTTTTCAAAATCCAGTAGAAATAGAAAGAACCAAGACACTTGTAAGTTATATAAAAAATGCAAAGGCACCATTTCCAGTGAATGATATTGACGTGCATTTGCTTGAATCTAATATAGGAGTTTGGAATACTGGAGAAATATTGGTACCATCCCAATCGTTTGGACATAATAATGTAACTGGTCTTGCACCAAGTTACATGTCATTAACATATGAACTTGAAGATAGGGTACGTATTATATGTGGAACAGATGGGTTTTGGGATATGAATATGATTAAATATCCCTATTTATCAATAGAAGATCCGCAACGTTTGATAAATGTTGCGGCTCGTAAATGGAACCAGCAATGGATGTATTATGATGGCGAAAATGCAGCAGTACAAACTAAGTTTGATCATGCAGATGATATTGGAATCGCAGTATGGGATAATTAATTATTGTTATTTTTTTATACAGGAACTTTGAATAATTGAAGGTAATAAAGATCATTCCCTAGTCTAATTGGTAAATATTTACTGGAGAAACTTTTAGTATCGCCGCTTACATCAGGTGGCGTATTAAGTTTAAGAACAGTTCCTCCTGCAGGATCACTTTCTAATATAAGAGCAGTATCGGTAGATACTTGTGCAAATGCAACCGATGCTAAATTACTTACTGGATTATTTCCAGCATTGCCAGATACATCTAGTATAGAATCAAGTGTAGAAACGGGTAATGCCTGCCAGCTAAAATTGGCTCCGTCACTAGTAATAACGTCTCCTGTGCTACCAGAATCTGTTCCTCCAACAAGAATTTGGGTAGAATTAATAATTACATTTCCAGTAACACCTTCTAGTAAAAGTTGAGGACGGCCTGATGCAGTTAATTCTGCTTTATAATTAGCGCTATTTTTTAACTTGAGTTCTCCACCACTATTAGGAACAATTTGAAGAGTTGCGTTTTCATTTGCTCCTGTTGCACCAAACACAACACTTTGATCTGTGATTTCTGCATTTGTTGTTCCACCATTTACTTTTAAATATAAATTGTTAATATTGGTAATGTCATTAAAATTCATATTAATTCCAGTAGATCCTGCACTAGATCCTGCTTCTAATACTTGAGATAATGTAGGAATTACTTCACTTGGAAGAGTTGCCCATACTGGTTTTCCATCTACATTTGCACGAAGAAATTGACCTTCAGTAGATGCTACACCACAAAGTTTAAGTGAATTGACAGAAATGTCATATACAGGTACGTCACTAGAAAGAGAAGCTTGTGCATAAGTTGATATATATTGTATCTCTAACGGATCACCTGTAAAATTATTCAAACGAAGAGCATCATTCAATATCGTTTGTTTTTCTAAACTACTTATATATAATGTAGTTGAATTTAATAAACAATTAATACTGGGGTCTCCTGTAGTTGAAACACCAACGCCAGTTATATTAATTGTTGCAACTGGACTTGTAATATCAGCAGAATCATAAAAGGTAAGTTCGTCTTGATTTAAAATAGTAGAACGAGTTTGTACGTTATTATCATAATTTCGCAATTCAAGTTGATTACTATTGGATATAATCATAGATGCTGTAGTTGCTTGAGTTCCTGAGATAATACTTAAATTTTGACTATCCAAATTTCCTATATTCAGTTGTGCTGGAGTACCATCCCCAACATCTTTAACATAAATACCATTATTTAGTACCTCTGTAGTATATTGATCGTTTAATGAACTAACAAGTACTTTATTATACAATTGTACATTGTTACCAGATGCGTCTAAAGTTGTAAGCGTGCCAAGCGGATATTTTACTTCATATACCATAATTTAATACAATATATTATATAATTGAAATATAAAAATTTCAATTGTATATTTAAAATGGATCTTGATTTTCTAAATAAAAACGAAATTGCTAAAGGATACAATGTGTTGACGGATTTAGAATTGGAAATTATACGCGGAAGCAATGAAGAACGAATTTCATATCTTCATGCAAAATTTTATACATATATTCCACATAAAGAAACCCCGCGAATTAATTTAATTCAAATTTACGTTAAAAAAGCGATAATGATAGGTAAACTAAAAGATTTGTCTTGGACTTAGTGTTTCATTCGGTCAACCATGTATAATAATCGTATTTGTTTTTTTGCTTTTTTCAACGTAGTTCCGTATGCATGTACCTTTTTAGTTTTTGTATTATAAACGCGATATAAATTTTTGTTTGGTATTTTTCGCATAGAAAATGGCATTACTATAGATGTAGATTTAAACAATTAGTAAAGCTATATTAAAACACTTGGATAATTATACTATGCTATCTTTATATTCCATGATCATGGGATGTCTAGTATATTATATAAATCCAATACAAATATTTGTATTTATTTGTTATTTTTTCAATTACAAATATTATTTTATTTTTGAAGATAAAGAAACGACACAGAATATTATGAAAATATTATCTAAAGATATTATTGCATTGTGCACGAAAGTGGTACACGGAAAAGAAGTAAAATCTGGATTTTTTATCAGTTTAAAATGTATTGGATATATTGATAATTTAACATTTGAAGATCCTAAACTGTATATCATTACAAATGTTGACTATTATAAAAAGATAACAGAACATAAAGAAGAATCAATTATTCCAATTGTGCAGTGCCAAATTCCAGTAGAAAATAAAAAAATAGAAATGTTGATACGGTCAGGAACGTATAAGAATTTCTATTATAGAATTTATAAGTTGGATTTAACTCATCTTACGCCGTTATGTGATCAAATTGATATTATTAATAAAATAGTTGAAATTTATAATGAAAAATGTAGGGCAACTATTTTTATAGATGGGGTAAGTCATGCAGGGAAGAGTTCCATAGGGTATTTGGTGGCGAAACAGTTGGGAGGTAAATATTGTCATTCGTTTAATCCAACTGATCCGGGGGATCAAATGAGTATGTTGGTACTGGATGCAGATATGGATGATAGACCGTTAGTAGTGGTATTGGAAGAAGTAGATGTATTGTTAATGAATATACATGAGCAAAAGATCAATCACAATAAAGAAATACCGACATCGGTACATAATAAAACAACGTGGACAACTTTTCTAGATGATATGTTTATCTATAGAAAAGTTATATTGATTATGACAAGTAATACGTTGAAACAAGAAATAGATAAATTAGATATTGCTTATTTGAGACAAGGGAGAGTACATGCATCATTTAATATGCCGAATGTGCTTCCGGTGTGTCATTGATTTTCTTTTTCGGTTAGATTTTGTTCCCCCTTTTAAATCAGGATGTTTCAATAATTTTATAATTTCTTCTTTTTTTTCCGACGGAAAATGTTCAAATATTTCTGCAATTTTATATTTATCTAATATTTCTGCAATACGAGAAGTATCTGTTATATTATTTAATAATATTTTAGATACAATTTGGGTATTTGTTATATTCTTCAATAAATATGAAATATTTTCAATATCTTTTGCATCGTCAGTACCATCAAAATTTTCAGATATGAATTGTTCAAAAACACGTAAAAGTGTATCATCATCTAAATTGTTTAATAAATATACAGAAGATTTATTCTTTGTAATATAAAAGGTTATAATAAAATAAAGTGTATCATATTCTACATTTCCAAATATAAATTCTTTATTTTTCAAATGTTTAAAAATATGAATTGGTTTAAAAAATTTAGTTGGATGGGTATATTTATTAACAAAATAGTCCAAAATTTTACATACTTTAGTTGGATCCATTCTATCAAAAAATTTTGCAATTATTGAATTAGGAACATCCAATAATAAAAATGCACAATCAGGTACAGTTAATTTATTTAATTCACCAACTAAATAATCTATTCTTTTTTCTAAATTTTCTTCTGTTATTGTTTTTAATAAATCGTTTAATGGCGGAGGACGTGGAGGAGGTGGAGGTCTAAAATTATTAGGCATTTCTTGGTCACGTTTTTGAATAGATGGCGGTAGAGAATAGTCGCATGTAGGTGAAGATGTGTCTATGTGTTTTAGTTTTTGTTGTTGAGCTTCATAGTATTTTGTAATCTTTATTAATTTTTTTATAGCATATCTTATATGTCTACTTTTGTCTTTATCTGCGTCAGTTATTTCTTTATTTTTTTTCATAATATCTATATATATGGGATCGCGTTCTAATGATGATAATAATATTTGAACTAAATTGTACATATCTTTATTTTTAGATCTATACAATTCAATTATTTCCAACAATTTTGCATCATGACTTAATACATTTGGTACATCTTCACATTTTATTTCCATATATTCTATGTTTATTATTTTTTTTTGACTTACGTCCACCACGCATGTCAGGATCTTTAAAATCACTAACACATGAATAATTTTCTTTATCTATGATATTAACTAATTTTTTTTTTGATGCATAAATGATTTCCATTTCTTTATTTAATAACAATATCTCATCTCTAAATTTAGCTTCATCACGTGATAATAGGTCATGTAATGATTCTAAACGAGCCATCATACTTTTATATGTATCAATTTATAATTTATATTTCATAATTACCTTTTCATTGTCACTTTTTATATCAGATAACAATTTTTCATCGCAATCCATATAATATAATACTATTTTTTATTTTTATATGTACGTCTACCTCCAAAATCTCTCCGTATAGTTCCGTGTGGTTTAATTCGCTTATATGAATATGGGTTAAATTGTATTTTATATTTATATTGCAAACCGTTAAGTAATGTTTGTATAGTAATAATTAACAATTTCTCGCGACTATTTAAAATATCTACAATCTCATCTGGTAAACTATCTATGAAAACTTGGTATTCTGTTATTTTTTTTATGTCGTCCACATTTAATACTTGTCTATCTAATACAATTAATTCTCTTCTTATAATATCTAATTTTTCACGAATAATACTAGCTTTTACATCTATATCAATTTCTTTGTATTCTAATTCTTCATTTTGTTCATCGTTATAATATGGTGTGTTTTCTTCTAGTATTTCATCTGGTATTTCATCCGGATTACATTTATAAAGAGGAGGTTTAATCTTTATACATTTTAAACTGTTTTCAAAATCTTTGTAATCATTTATAGTATCTTTAATAGCTTGAAATAATTTTTTATACAAAGAATCAATACTTTCTTGTTTTGGTTTCTTTGAAAAAAGAGTAAATCTAGAATTTTTTCCGGCATTGAAACGAAGGTGTTTTTCAACATCTTTTGATAAATCAAATAAAAATTTATATCTTTGGTATAATCTATTTTTAGCTTCTTTTATTAGTATAACTTGTTGTCTATATGCTTCATACTCTCGGGGAGTCATTTGATTCATTTGTTCATAATATTCTTGTTGTTCACGATAGAATTTACTATGCATTCTTATATTTTCTGGATCAATAGATGCATTAATATAATAATCTTCAATTGATCTATTGTATGCATCATCTTTACAATTTTTTGATTTTAGAGTTTTAATTTCTGGTTTTTTTGTTTTACCTTCAATTTTTCGTATTAATAGTGTTAATTTATTATATATATCAGTTATGTTAAATTTGAATATAACATCTGGTACTGCATTTAAATAATTATTATTACTCATAACATTTTTATTTCTCATTGCTATTGTATATAAACGATTACCTGTTGATAAATTATAAATAAATTCTTTATATGCCTTTATATACTCATCGGTTAAATTATGTAATTTATATTTGTCTGCAATTATATACATTTTAATATTTTCTTTATAATCTTTCAAATATGCTTGACCATTCTCATAACCATTCTCATCACAACTTTTTGCATTTTTTTTTGTTCTTCTAAAAATATTAAACATACTATATACCAATATTAAAAGAGTTAGAGATTAAAATTATAATAATCCGATTTATGTACCTTGTAACCATATGATTTACTCATATCTGGATCGGGTGGTATTTCTACGCGTGTTTCAACAAATCTTAGATTTGCAGGTTTAACTATAAATGCAAATTCATTAAACATTTGACTGTATGCTTGTTGTAACGTATCATTATATTGTGCATTCAAACATGAAAATTGACAACCATATTGCATACTTACAGACGTATTATAATTATTAAAATCATCTGGCGCACATATAGTCGTATTGGTACGATTGTATTCAATCAATTCATCCATATCAGGTGTATGTTTTACTTCCTTAAATGGTAATACACGCATAAATACAGATTTTCCTGCAATATTTGTATATTCATATAATTTGCTAGATTCCAAAATTTTATCATTTTTGTCTACAATAATAATTACTTTTGACATGAGAGATTTAAGAGGAACTAAACCAAGATTATGTCCATTATTTTCATAACTATGTTCACTAGATAATAAATATTTTCCAAAATAATTACTTATGGATGTTGCTATACTATCATAAATGGACAAATGATTACTTTTAATTCTAAAATGTAAAAAAAGTGGATCTGATGCGTTAGGACATTCATCTGTTGATCTACTCATTGAAATTGCATTATCTGCAACATTTTTCAAAACATCATCTAATACTAAATAATTGTAACTGCCTTTAATAGTATAATTTTTGTAATCTGATACTGCAACAACAGCCGTTTGTTGTACATCATATACTTCAAAATCAAGTAATCTATATCCTTGTCTAATTACATTTTTTAAAGCACACATGTCTACAAAATCGTTCGTAAAAGCGCCAGTTGCACAACTATTGTATGAAGATTTAACATAATAATCGTACAATTTTCTATTAAATCGCGGATCTCGTGTACCGATACCTGTTAATGTTGTTGGTGTAAATGATGCAATACTTCTACAATTAATAGATCGTTTTGTTACTTGAATCATTGTATAAATAATTACACCAACAATAAGAACTAAAGATATATAAATAAACATAAAATCGTCCATATATTATACAATTAAAATTGAATTGGATTATAAACATTTATAAAAGTACAAAATGGACCCTGTAGAACTTTACTTGTTCGGGACAAAGCTTCAAGTATATAAAGATGGAAAAATTGAAAGGCTGATGAAATCTAGAAATTGGAAAACGGTTGAAAATGTAGTGAATCATCGCCACGGGTACAATGTAATTATGATCAATTCTGTTCAATATATGCGTGCACGAATTGTTGCTTATGCATACCTAAACTTAATTTCATTAACTAACAAATCGGTTGTTATTCATCACAATGACCATAACAGATTGAACTCTAGCATAGATAATTTATCTATTGAAAGTTATAGTTCAATCAATTATTACAGAAAAGATACACAAGGATATTACAAGAATCCAACTACAGGACAGTATGTTGCAATGATCACAAACAATGGTGTTACGAAGAGGTTAGGTACGTTTGAAAAAGAAGAGTGTGCACATGATGCTTATATCAGTGCAAGGAACAAATTATTAATTGTAAATTAGTTAAAGATTTATGAACCATTATAGAATGGCACCATTCCCTCATTTTTTACATTTGAAATTGTACATACGCGATGAAGATTTGAAAAGTCATTATGTTTCTTATGCAGAGAAACACAATACTATAATCCATAATCCATTTCCAGATGCAGGATTTGATTTATTTACACCAGAAACAATTACAGTTGACGCTGGTCTTACTGGAAAAATTAACTTTGGAGTAAAATGCAGTGCTTATATGATAGATAACACAAGTTCTCAATATGCTCAACCAAGTGGATTTTATTTGTACCCAAGATCATCTACAGGATCTAAGACACCGTTGCGGTTAACCAATAGTGTTGGAATTATAGATTCTGGATACAGAGGAAATTTGATGAGTTTTTTTGATAATATTCGCACGGATGATTATATTATTCAAAAAATGGACAAGTTGGTACAAATTTGTGCTCCAAGTCTTGTGCCAATTGTTGTAGAAATAGTCAATAATGAAGAAGAATTGGGGAAGGCAACCCTAAGGGGTGAAGGTGGATTTGGATCTACAACAAAAGATGGTAGTCGTTTTGTAGATTTTTAAAATTGAATCAATGTTATTTTTCTTTCTTATTCAAAGAAAAATGGCGACATCTATTAGTCCTGCTGGTATTGTGGAGGACATGATGAGTATGGGATTCTCGTATACAGATTCCATTTGTGAATTAATAGAAAATCCACTAGATGCAAATGCGAGTAAGATTGAAATACATATTAACACCGATCATATATTGATTATTGATAATGCATCAGGATTGAACGAAGATAAATTAATAGAATCTAAACGGTTATTTGACAGAAAAACGGCAAAAGATTCTAAAAATGGTTGTTTTGGATGTGGTGGAAGTATTGCATGTGCAAAATTAACCAATGGAGAAAAGAAAGCAATTCGTATAAGTAAAATGCAGACAACTCCTATTTTTCAACTTACTGTAGATTACCCTAAAATTTTACGCACAGATACATATACGTTTAGTCCACATGAAGCGTCTGTTAGATTTAGTAAATTATGGGATGACTACGCCATAGATAAAAATCATGGAACTATAGATTTTATTGAATGTCCAGACCATATTAGAGATAGATTGTTGATGGATATAACGACCGTAAAATGGGGAAGAATGTATAATGATTATATTGTAAAAGGTATTACGATTTCATTTTACAATGAAGGTACATTATTATTCAGTATACAACCAGAAGATATAAGCAACATTGCAGATGCAACTCATTATGAAATGTATTGTCTAGATGTATGGAAAAATAGTGATGGTAAAATTATAACACAAGTGGGTAAAGAAAAAGATGGTCCAGATGGTTATTATAGAATTGGAAATGTGGATTGTACAAGTTCAATACGGTATGTAAAAGATTGTGCACACAACTGGAAAAAAGAAGATGGTGGTCAATTTCTTAAACGAGGCAGAAAAATTGTAGATTGTGTTGCTATTAAACGTCCAGGTAAAGGAGATTTTGCAGAACAAAATATTATACAGGCATCTAAACATGTGTGGAAATATTCAACATCACTAGATGTATATATGGGAACTGAAATTAATAAATCGCACATAGACATTAAAAATATTCACCCTGAAATTTTAAAACCACTTGAAGAGATGAGTAAACAATTTTCAAAAAATTTTTATAAACGTGTTAAATCTGCGCCTGTACAAAAAGTAAAAAAACGTGTTTTTAAAGTAGAAAAAGACAAAGACAAAGACAAAGACAAAGAATTAGAACCCGATTTGGGAAATGTGTTTGCAGGGTTTATAGTAAGAACAAATGTAATAAATATTGCAGAATTTTTAGAAAAATTAAAAAATATGAAACCTGAAGAACTTACAGATTTCATATACAAATTAAATGAATTTGAAAAATCTTTACAACAGATTATGCACAATTAATATATTGTTTCAACCCGATAAGTTGATTTATTCTTCTTTTTTATAAAGGGTTCAACTACAGTAAATCCTGTATGAAATTTGTAATTGAAAAGAATATCGTTAGATGCAACGTGTATAAATTGAATATCTGTGTTTTTTTTACAATTAAAATTATAATATTTAAGTAATTTTATAAATTCATAAAAGGTATTTAGAGTTAAATCAGTGAATAAAAATTCAATTGTTTTGGTCGTAAATTTCTTAATTTTTTTGTGCACAATACGGATAGAGGACAGATTGATAATATTTTGTAATACAGAAATAATGTTTGCATACTCAACTTTTGCTATTTTTTTATTTTTGAAATTTAAATCATCAAAATGTGTGCAATTTATTTTAATCTTATACATAGCAAGATTAAATTAAATGTGTTTAAATTAATCGTGTAAATCAATTAAATCAGTATAGGAAATTTGTTTTTTAATTTGTTTCCAATCTTTTGGAGTAAATTCACGGTGATGATTTTTATGTATTCCTATAGACTTTAAATATTTTTGATGTGTTTCATTAAATGTACTGGTTGGAAGTTTGAGGTGTTTTAAATAACGCAAATCCCAAGAATGTACTTTTACCTTTCTGTTTATCTTTTGTGTTTTACCACCATTCCATTTCAACCAATTACTTTTTTTTGGTAAATCAGGTATAATATATTCATGCGCTACATTAGATGTATTTAGTAAAAATGATTCATGATTATGTGTTATAATATTAGTACCTTCAACTTTAACAACATTAGATGAGTTATACAAATTAAATGAAGCTATTTTAATGTGTTTAGTTTTTACTGACCCAACCGGACCATCCCTTAAATTTATCATACGATAATTCAAAATATCTCCTCGTTTTAATTGTTGCATAATTTCATTAGTTGCACGGTTACTAATTTCTAATATATTTCCATTTATATTAAATTCAATAGGTTGTTCATAAACAGCAACAGGTTCATCTAAATCATCAACAGGTTCATCTAAATCATCAACAGGTTCATCTAAATCAGGATATGCTTGATAAATTTTAGATCTAATTGGTTTTGAAGGTGACTTTCGTGTTTTTTTAGACCAAGGAAACATACATTATATAATTATTTTAAATTGATTTATTTAAATATAGTAAGAGTAGTTAACAAATGGATATAACCATTACACCTGATACATACATGCCAAGTGTAGATGAAAATGGAAATTACGTAGATAATGTACCTATTATTAAAGATGGACTATTTTGTCTTTGTGGATCTAGAAAAGATAAATCATACGATACAACGAGCAAATTTGCAGTACATATTAAAACGAAATCGCATCAAAAATGGTTGACGGGATTGAATCAAAACAAAGCAAATTATTATGTAGAATTGATGAATTATAAAGAATTGGTAGAAAGTCAACAAAAAATAATAACGCAATTGGAAAATGCATTGAATAAAAAATCGTTAACAATTGATTATTTAACAGAACAACTTACAAAAAAAGAAGTGTGTACGGTTAATTTATTAGACATTAATTAAATTTACGCGTCCGTCTATTTTTTCTATTTTTCTTTTGACGAGTTCTACGACCGCCTTTTGTATCTATTGGTTTATAATGATTAATTATATATTCTAATGTATTATTATTATTTACAATAATATTTATACCTTTAAACACATCAACAACAATATTTTGTTTATCATCGTTATATTTATAATTAATAATAGTATAATCAGTTTGGTTACCTTTATTTTCCTTATTTCCGGCACCTGTATCTGTTACGTTTATTATTTGGTTACGGTTATACCTTTTTTTTGTTTTTGTTGGATTTGTAGTAATATCAACTAATAATAACTGTGATGTTGCTGGATCTATTTTAAAAAGATCTTTATTTTCTTTATTTTCTTTATTTTGTTCGGTAAATGATAACAATAGAATAGAAGTTTTTACAATTCCAGAAATAGTAATAGTTTTATCTGGATTTAGTGTAAAATCAGTAACTGTAATACTTTTAAAAAATTCAGTAGGTGGTGTACCATCAACAGTATATGTAAGTTTTTTATATGCAATTGTGTCACCTGTTTCAATTGATTTATCTAAAACATTATCCTTTTTGTACGTATTTAACATTTTTTTTAACTTAAAATTTCTGTTAATTTCAAATCTAACATTTACTATTTTAGGTGGTTCTTGTTTTGGGATTTCTTGTTTTGGGATTTCTTGTTTTGGGATTTCTTGTTCTACTAAAGGATTTAAAGATGGGTTGTACACTGTTAATGTATTAGAAGTTAATCCAGGACCACGTCCTGGAAAATTAAATCCCATCATGTCGGGGGTTTGTGTAGTCATATTATATACAAATAATTTAAATTAGGACATACTGGGAATCGAACCCAGATTGGAGGTACCAAAGACCTCAGTCATAACCATTAGACCATATGTCCAGAGCCGTTTTCAATACATTACTTTCGCTACATACCATAAATGGCAATAAAGCTATTCGCAACTATCTAATTACGGCAACACCCGATGGGGGACTTGAACCCCCGACCACCAGATGACTTGGGACTTACGTCCTTAAAAGTCTGGCGCTCTACCGACTGAGCTAACCGGGTATATTTTTTTAAACAACTTAAAGATTAAAGCTCGATCACGGGTTTGAACCATGGGCCTACGCTTTACAAGAGCGTCGCTCTACCACTGAGCTAAACGAGCTTTCCTTCTAGGGGAGTTGAACCCCTGCCTACTGGGTGAAAACCAATTATCCTGACCGCTAGACCAAGAAGGAGTACGACGTCCGGGACTTGAACCCGGGCTTACAGCTTGGAAGGCTGTTGTGATACCCTTTCACTAACGTCGTTTTTATTTTTTATTTGGTCGTGTTCTTAAGCGGGTTCGAACCGCTGACCTTCGGCTCATAAGACCGATGCTCTAACCAACTGAGCTATAAGAACTGGCCAAAGTAGGAATTGAACCTACTACACTACCTGTTAGTGTAAAGTCTCCTCTTGTTAGACTATTTGCCCTGTTCCTAGATGGATATGATCCACCTCCTTTTGTTTTTTTCTTTTGAAAAAACAACTGCTCTAACCAAATGAGCTACAGGAACTTACAGGAACGCTTCCTACTATATAGTAGTATAATTCTTTAAATATATTTAATTTATTAATTTCGTAAAGTTTATGAAATTAATATACTATTTTTATCATTCTAGTATATGAGTGAACCGAAATTTATGAAAGATGAAAAATTTGATGAATTGGATTACTATGATAACATAAGAAAAAATACAGGTTTGTGTAAAGTAATTGCCACACCTACATTAAAGACCCCATATTATAAAGTAAAGTGTAGTAATAATAAAGATCAACATTTTTTATCAGAAGTTATGATGAAAAAATATGATGAAAAAAAATTAACGGGTGGAAACACTAAGAAAACAAAACATACTAGACGTAAATCGTATAAAAACAAACATAGAAAAAGACAGAACTAATTTTGAAGTTTATATTCTTTAACTAATTTCGTCTAGATTTTCTTTTTCTTAAGAGATTACGTTTGGTTCTACCACCACTACTATATCCAGGAGTAGATGATATATAACTAGGAGTGGCAATATGCATTATTGATTTTGGGTTTTCAAAAAAATTTAAATTGACATTTTGCGGAGAATATAACTGATTTGCTGCAAATTGTTGTATACGTTTTTATCTATTATACCAACTAGTTTATATTTAGTATCGTAATTGTTATTACGAAACGTATATGAATGTTTAAAAAATTCATTTATTTTTATATATGTCTTATTTGGTAATTTTATACCAAAACCTGGTATAAGAATAATACTCATACTATAACATATTATTTTATCCAGGACGCATATAAACTTCATTGTCTTTATATATTCCTTGTTTAACTGCTTTATTGGTATACTCATTTCCACCCCAATTTGTATCCATTGGATTTTTACTTAGAGGTTGTGATTTTTCTACATCGTGGTATGCATCCAACTTCGTGTATGTCCCAATATCTTGGTTTTGCTGATCAGTGCCTGGATATGAATTTGTATTAAAAGGAGGATTATTGCGAGTTGCATCTGTCAATTCTTTAGGCATAGGTTTTACAGTATAGGTGGGTTCATTTTGCGTAGAATATGATTTTTCTAAATATAAAATGGGGCATTTTATACCCTGAGATAGTTGCCATTTATAAAATTCAGTATATTCATCTAGATTATGGAATACAACTGGATTTACACCGGGTACTTCTGCTAAATTTGTATTTTTTAATAATAATTCATTTCCATTTTGAATAAGAACATTAGGACATCTGGATTGAAATCCTTCGGTCATATTTGAAGTACTATAATTCAATGTAACATAAAGACCTGATATAAATAATATAAGGATAAATATCCATATTGGGTTCATACTATTATCTTAGAATATTATATGTTTAAAATAGAAAATGAGGATTCTCTAAATAAATTAAATAAAAAAATAGGTAATATTAAAAATAAAGTTATTGTGGTGCGTTTCAAAATGACTACATGTATTTATTGCATTAAATCACAACCTGCATGGAAAGCTATGACAACTAATGTAAAACATGATTATACATTAGGACCTGAAACAATGTTTGTGCAAATTGATTCTACACTGGCCGATTCATTTACAAAAAAACATAAAATTATGGATGAGCATAATAAAGCGTATCAAGTACATGCATTTCCAGAACATGTACTAATTGTAAAAGGTATTGCATTCAAGAGTAATGCAGATGATGTGCCAACTACATTAGACCATATTCTTACAAAATTAGAACATAACAAACACATTTTCAAAAAAATAAATATACCAATTAAATCAACTAAATTTACACGCAATTCCATTGACAAATCTATGAACAGTAACAACAGTAACAACAGTAATACTAGACGCAGTTCTACAAATAGTACCAATACTAGACGCAGTTCTACTGGAAGTATCAATACTAGACGCAGTTCTACTGGAACTACCAATACTAGACGAAGTTCTAACAGAAGTAACAACAGTACATATTCAACATTATAAATATGTTTGATTGCGTTTGGTTGGGCGAATTTTTAAATATTTACGTCTGTTTTTTTTGGTCTTTGTATGTAGTGTATTTCTTTCATAATTTCCAACAATTAAAAATAGTGCAAAAATATATGTGATAAAATGATCTACTGTTATATGACTAATACGCCGTTCAAAAATATTAAATTTTAAACGCAATTTAGGAACCAACTCTGCATAAGTTTTTGTATAATGTTGTATTATATTATTCATTACAATGTGAGATTGTTTAGTTATTTGGATTGCATCTTCTAATGTAGATATGAATATTGGCGTATCATTATTTTCAATATATAATTTAGGTATATGATATTTTCCCTCTGCTACAGTATCAAGTAAATACCATACATTCATGTGCATAGAAACACTTCTATCTAAATATATATTCATTGCATCTTCTACTGTATTATATGGTTCGCCTGTAGTAAGATAAAATCCTCTTGTATGCAGTAGTCCTATATCACTTACACCATATGTTAATTTTTTATTTACATATTGTGGTTTCATAAAATTTTCTGCATGTTGACCATTTGGATCCGATATAATTACAGATCCATCTTTTGCAGCAATTATATTCAATGCATGCCCTGCACCTGGTATGCGCCATGCAATACTAATAATTATACATTCATCATTTTCTAAATTTCTACCTAATTGTTGTTCAACAGATTTCATACGTTTATTAATTTTTTGGGTTAATTCATGTGGATGAAATGGTTCAAACTTAATATAATTGTCTGCTTTCAATCCAAACTTAAATGAAAAATATTCTTTAGAAAATAATTCACGTATAGATACTTCATATTCATTTTTTAAATAATCTGCGGCTTCATCAATAGATTCACTTGTTGCAAATATACCTCCCATTCGTGCATTTCCAACACATATATCATTATCATTTTTGAATGCAGAGATTTGACCAGGATTTATTAATGCTTGAAATACTGTATGCTCTACGTGTGCTTTCGTAGTTAATATAGTTGCTTGTGTTATAATAATTATAAGTGAAAAAAACGTCATCAATTTTGCAATATAACTAGATGGATCTCCTCCTTTTAATACACGATTAGAAATTTTATATTTGTGTACTATTTCTATCATATATTTATTCCATAATGAGCCAGGGTGTCCACGCATTAATATGTCTCTAGTTTCTTGGTCACAAATTAATAATAATTCATACATGTTTGTTAAAATTAGAAATTTAGTAGTTTCAAAAGAAGGAAAATGAGGTTTATTGATTGATATTTGAAAACAAATATTTGCAATAATCTTATAAATAATTGTATAATTATCTAGATCATTTATATATTTTTTTAAACTAGACTCCATCTCCATATATTATACTATTATTTTAAAAAATTGAGTTTAAATACTATAAATATGGGTTTATAAAATGGAAAACTACAACTATTTTACAATTATTTCATACGTATTCATTCAAATCTTTACTTATAATGTAAGAAATTTGTTATTACTGTTTGATCACCTGTATATTTTTGCACATCAAAATTGGTTACGTAAAGTGCTGAATTTAGTATATTCATTATTTGTATATTGTATGAATATAGTTACTGCAATGCTTGCCTATGGTTGTGATTTGGAAAATATTGCAAATGCAGAATTTTATAAAAATTGAATTTTTAACTTATTTTTTTTGTATTGGTACAGATGGATTTCTTTGAATTCAGCAAACCGCGTCTTCCAACACTATTAAAAACTTCTAATTATCAATTGAATGATTCCAATTTACGTAACTATACTGTTTCCATTCCATCAACAAATACAAAACCAGATATTATATTTAAACCAAACCCAACTACTCTAAATTCTAGTGTAATATTTTTGGATAATTCTACAAGCATGAATTTGCTTGGAGACGAGCCACCAGATGCATGCAAAGTATATATACAATCTTTGTATGATGTAGCGATAGCAGAACCAGATGAATCTATTCGTGAAAAACTATTGAATGTAAATGTGCGTGTTATTTTATTTAACCATGAATATACTGAAATTATAAATGATTGTGTCCGCAATTTAAATAAACCAAACTTTAGATATTGGCCGCAAGGTATGACTGATTTGTATTCACCTGTATATGATGTTATGGCAGATTCAACACCAAAAAATGTTGTTATTATATCAGATGGACAAAACAATTCCGGTCCACATCATTCTAACTATATGTCCCGCCAATTTGCAAATGCAATACTGGCAGGATGGTCTATAAAATTTATTGGGTGTACGATAGATGCAATAACAGAATCAAACAAACTAAATCTTCGTGACCAAACTTATGATTGTTTTATAGATAAAGAAGGATCACCTACACTGTGTACTTTAATGAGAACTATATCAGAAACTGATTCACAATTGAATCGCGAACGATCTATTTAAATATGTATTTTTTACATATTTAAAACAATTAAAACCAATTAAAACCAAGAAGAGGGTGGAGGAGAAGACGATTTCTTAGCTTTCTTAGATTTTTTTGTCCGGCCTTTAAGGAACCAATCAAATCTGTAATGAGGCGTAGGTGTTGGTGAGCGTTCTGGAGTTTCAGGTAAATTAGAAGGAGATGGAACGGGCAATACAGAAGGTAAAGTTGCATATTTCCATGATTTAGACCGTTTTGAAGAATTCATAGTTGATTTTGGTGTATAAAATTCAGGGGTAGGAGTTCTAGGTAGCAATACAAGTTTGCGTTTAAGTGGTACACAACGATTGGTTCGTTTTCTGTATTTAAACCCTTTTTTGCATTTAGATCCTACGCGAATATACGATCCATCTTCATATACGGGAGAAGGAGCAGTTTTCAATCTGCACCGATTTGTACGCTTATGAAATTTATAGTTCTTTTTACACCTTTTTTCACCATCCTTTAATTCGTATGATTCTTCCATAATATTGCTAAATATTAAAATTGAACGAATAATATTTTAACTATATAGTTAAAAATGGAAACCACATTTCAAATTTTAGAGATTATTCTTGTTGTTTTTAAAAAACATGGAATAGATAATATAAGAATTGCAAACGGATTAAATAATATTAAAGCTACTACAGGTTCCTATTTGTTGAAATTTGACGATTCGGTAGAATTACACACGCCATATGGTGTCATACATTTGTATCGTAGTACGTCTGCCGATGAAGATTCTAAAATACAAACGGATATAGTGTCTTATTTAAAAGGACGGTTTATTACGGTTTGCAACACATTTTACCTTATTACACATGTTAAACATAGTATTCAATATACACTTGTTCGCACTACATTGTATTCTCTAGAAGATGTATATCATTTACTATATAAACAACCTGAATCATGGAATGTAACACGTACATTTTATGACAATGAGATTAAACGATTAGTAATTACAGGATGGTTAACAGATGATTTGTATTTACTAAAAGAATTAAATGAAGACCAATCTATTATTAATTATGATAGAATAATTATACTATTGTGTAAATTAAATGTAACCGATACAGAGGATGTTATTCCATTTCGTTCCAATTTAAAACAAGAAAAATTCATACATATCTTAAGTTTATTATTACTTGCTAATATTGCAATTTACACGCATTAAATGTTGTACAATAGTTTGAATAAGTGGCGGAGGCACTGCATTACCAATTTGTGCAATTTTTTCTTTCGTGTTACCACACAAAATGTAATCTTTAGGAAATCCCTGAATTTGTTTCAATTCATCTGGTAGCAAACATCTCAAAAAATACCCGGATTTATTTTTGATCGGGACAAATAAACGTGGTTGATGGCTGTAGGTACAAATAATAGTTTTGCATGGTTTTCGTATGTCAATGATTTCGCAATGTATTGGGCTATCTCTTTTTCCAAAACTGAACAATGTTGTAAATCGCACAAGTTGTTTGTTCATTACATAAGATCGTTGTTCTACGGTTGGATTCAATTTGCGTACAAGATATGGATGAACGGTTGTTTTTGAAGTAATAGAATCATCATTCATATTGGTCAACATACATTGTTCAGGAATGTCTGCAAACATTTCTTCAGCAACAGGTATAGCACCTTCCATACTATACTTTACAATATCTAGTAAATTGGGTTTAGTAGTTGAAGGAGGAGGAAATTCTAATTTCCATGGATCTTTGACGCCAAGAATAATAAGACGTTCTCTTTTTTGAGGAACTCCATAGTATTCACATTTACACACCTGAAAAATGACATTGTATCCTAATTGTTTGAATTCGTCTACAATTAAATCAATATATTTGGCACCTGAATCTGTCTTTTTTTGAATAAGACCTTTTACATTTTCACCAATAATAATATTAGGTTGAACTAAACGAGTTACACGTACAAATTCTTTAAATAATGTATTGCGAGGATCGTCATCTTTTTTCTTTCCTGCATTACTAAAACCTTGACATGGAAACCCGGCAGTAACAATATTTACTTTTCCTGTATAGGTTAACAATTTCTCATTACTAATTTTCATAATGTCAGTTGTATTGTTTTCGGCAATTAATTCACAATTTGTAAAATTTGCATCATGAGTAGTACAGCAAATTTTGCTAATTTCGCTATAAGCGATTACTTGTACACCTGCGTTTTTTAAACCTAATGTATCGCCTCCGGCTCCGGAAAAAAGACTTATTGCAAACATTTATAAAACTCAATGGTTATTATTTAAATCAATTTCTTATTCATTTACTTATTCATTTACTTATTCATTTATTTATTTGTTAATAGTATGCCAAAAGATTTTATGAAACAAATATTTGATCGGTCTGTTGCACTTACCAAAAAATTAGATAAAGAAAATAAAAACAATCCTGCCTACCCAAAATGCGATAAATTTTGCAACAACGAGTATATAAATAAAACAACAAAAAATACAAAAAGAGTGATGAAATTATTTAAACGTAAATTTAAGCAAACTAAACAAGATAGAAAGTATGCAATTCAGGTTTGTAAAAAGTCATATTGTAATCCAAAGTGTGATGGATATAAATACTATATGTCAGATCAAATATACAAAGACTTTAGTAAAAAAATAAAAAATGGGTACACTAAAAAATATACACCTGCTGAAATTGAAAAATTAAAAAAGAAAGGAACAATATCTGCATGTGTAAACGATGTAAATTTTAAATTATAATAGTATACTATGACAACTATTTTACAAAAAATCATGAATCATTCATCCAAATTTTCTAAAAATTTAGATAAAGAAAATGCAAAAAATTCTGCCTACCCAAAATGCAACCAATTTTGCAACAATGAATTTATAAATAAAAAAACAAAACAAATGAAGCAAATTACAAAAATAACTAAAACTAAATATATATTACCTAAAAAAAATAGAAAATTCATGATTGAGGTTTGCAAAAAAACATTTTGCAACCCAAAATGTAATGGATATAAAGATTTACAAACAAAAGAATTCAATAAAAAATTTACTAGAAAAAATAAAACTGGATACAATACCGATTATACACCCGCTGAAATCAAAAAATTAAAAAGTAAAGGAGCATTATCTGGGTGTGTGAATATGCCAGAATTTTATAATACAAAGTTATAATATGGAACATATGAACAAATTGTTCAAAGAACATACTGATTTTATAAATAAATTAAATAAAACACATAAAAACAATCCTGCGTACAAAAAATGCGATGAATTTTGTAAGAATGATTATATAGACAAATATAATACAAAAAATAAGAATAATGCAAAAAAATTTAAATATAAGTATAAACCTCTTACTAAAAAACAATTAAAATTTGCAAATGGTATGTGTAAAAAAACATTTTGCAACCCAACATGTGATGGATTTAAAGATACAATTCCACTACAATTGCATACAACATTCAAAAAACAAATTAAAAATGGATTTCATAAAAAATATTCCATTAAACAATTAAAAGAACGAGGTACAATGTCAGGATGTACATTTTTGCCTTTTATAATTTGATATAGTATGTATACTAAATCAACTAAAAAAAACCTATTTGATAAATTATTACAAAAAGATAAACAACGAGATATTGCATTAAATAAAACAATTACTCCAAATGATTTAAAAAAATGTACGCAATTCTGTAAAAAAGATTATATACCAAATGTAAATAAAACATACAATAAAATGTTCAATACAACTTCACCTTCTAAACAATTAAATCAATCCATGTTTTATTCTTGCAAAAAAGATTATTGCAATAAAACGTGCAAAGGATTTTTTAAACCACACGATCGTTCTTACTCTACATTTAGAAAAAATATACGTAATGGTTTTACGCGTAAATATTCTATGCGTAACATTCAAAAATTAAAAGATCGTGGTGCATTATCCGGTTGTTTTAGAAATCCAGATTATAAATTAGTTTAATTTCTGCAAACAAAACATTGTATTTGGATTTGTAACGGATTCTTTTACTGAATCTTTATCATATAGAACTGCTTCGGTTTTAAACATTTCTTTATCAATACTTATACGTCTGTAAGTATCTTTATTTTTTGCCATAAATTGTATTACTGCATCTTTTACACCTTTATGTTTGACATCGTCTAATACCATAATACCATTTTTTAGTAATAGTGCATTAGAATTATCCATATCTTGGATTACATCATCTTCTTCGTGCGATCCATCAATAAATGAAATGTGAAATTTCTTGTCATCTGTAATTAATTTAGGTAGTGCAGTAATGGAGGATTCTTCCATAAAATCATACGTGTATGCATCTTTTTTCATTAAATGCAAAAATTGTTCAATATTTTCTCGTCCAATATTCTTCCATTCGCTTGTTTGGTTTGGATCTACTGCAGTATAGGTTGACTTCTGTTGGATAAGTTCATTCAATACAATAATAGCCGATGTACCTCTGGCTAATCCAATTTCAACAACGTTTAATGGTAATTTATCTTTCTTGAATTCTTTGATATAGATTTGTATTAATTTTGCAATAAAACATGCTTCATAAGAATTAATGTTAGAATCAAAATCAACATGTTTACCTTTTAATTTGAAAGACCATGAATAAAACATGTCATAAATGTATGGATTATTAATTATTTTACTTACTTCATCTAATGATTTTTTATATTTCAAATAAGTATCATCTATTTTTGCTAATGATTTATCTTGATCTATATTTGAATTATAATTGAACAATAATGAATTTGGATCTTTAGATGAAATAGTAAAACAAGTTGTTTTGTGTAAGAAACAATCTATTGCAGAATCTTGTATGTAATTTTGAAATGTTCGTATAATGTGATCTTTCTTCAACGACAATTTCATTAAATATTCATCTGTTGTAACCGGCGTAGGTTCTTTGTTAAATTTATCACGATCTGCTTGTTGTTTTTGTTGTTGATTGGCAAGAACCATGATATATTTAAATACATTTACATATTGTTCTTCTTCAGGGAGAGTTGCATGACTGCAAATACGGCGTGCACGTCCAATCACTTGATCAATACGAATTGGATTCCAATACGGTTCCATGATGTGTACATTTTGTACATTTTTCAAGGAAATACCTTCTGCACCTGCTGATGTAATCATGAATACAGTAATTGGTACCATTGTTTCAATAAAAGAATGAAGCTCTTTGGGAACACCTTCCATATCCCCGTTAAAAATATTACGAACAATTTCACGTTTTTCAGGTTCCATTGCACCCGTATAAAGAACATATTTGTTTTGTTTTGATTTTACAGAAGATGGAATAACCCATTTATCTTTTTCTTTTACAATATCAAATGCAATGTATTCGCCATATTTTTGCAACTGTAAAATAATAGCAAACAAATTCAATCCTTCTAACGATAAAAACTGACTGTATACTAAATGTAATTGAGGTTTTCCTCCACCGTTTACACGCATAATAGTGTTTGCAACGGCATCAAATTTAGGACTATAGACAGGTACTGAATCTGGATCATTTGCAAAATAGGTTTTAATTTGTGCATAACATTTTTGCAATGTTTGAACTTCACTTTTTACAAGAGGTTCTACTTCTAATGATTGATATTCTTCTTGTTCAAATAAATCAAAATCGTTTACTTCTTTGGCTATTTGAGGCCGATCAATTCCAACAGGGAATGCAAAGTTACATGCTAAGCGTGATTTAATTTTATAACTGTTAGAAGATAATTCATCATCTAATTTCTTTTTAGAACTTTTCTTTTCTTGGTCTCGTTCTCCTGCACGTTTTTCATTGTAATATTCAAATTGTGTATCTGTCATTGGAATATAAATAATATCTGGGGTATGCAAACGAGGCATTAACGATTCCATATCAGGAAAGTAAGAAGTTAATCCTGAAATACGCCGCATTAACATATTTAAATTTGCATCATTATCTACAAACATTTTATTGAATTCGTCTTGTTTTTCGGGTAATGCATCATATGATTGTATATCTTTAAATGTACACTGTAATGCATTTTCAACATTACTTTTAAACTCTTTTTCTTCCATTGCATTAGATGTCATATCAAAATTAGATGGGTCAGTCAATTCCATTCTATTTTGTTTTAAAGTAAAACCGCGTGGGCATTTTGTAATTATAAATTTATCTGGTTGTGTCGTATCTATTAAATCTACATTTTTCAACAATGGATTTGAATTATTTCGTGTAAATACGGTATCGGATCCAATAGATTGTTTATTCATAAATGTGTACAATTTATTTGTACCTCGTAAAATGTTGTATAAAATGACCATTTCATAGGGACCATTAATAATTGGAGTACCTGATAAAAGTACGATTTTACAATTTTCTGCCGTTTTCAACCAACTATATAATTTGATTGCTATTTGCTGCCCCTTTTTTTCTATTTTGTTTACAATACGTGATATTAAATTGTGTGCTTCGTCTACTATAACAACTTTGTTGTGAAATGGATTTCCTTCTTCTTGTTCATCTTTTAATAATTGTTTCCAAACATGTGCAGTTTCAGATAATCCGTTGTAATGAATAAATGAATATTTAGTTAAAATGTGTTGATAAATTTGAGCTTGGATACTTTGTTGATTTTCAAAAGATAAATCTGCAAAATTTAATGGTTGATCTGGTACTATAATCCAAATAGGTTGTAATTTTTTTACTGGTATGCATAATTGTTTTGTTGCAGCGGGATATTCTGGATTTTTAGAATCTATTAATTTCCAGTGATGAAGTGTTGCATTGTAGGCAGGTTCTCCATATTTTTTTAATTCTTTAATGTAATTGGTTTTAAGAGATGCGGGACACATGACAATTATTTTTTTAAACTCTTTCATATTTTCAGCGATAGCGATAGAAGAACATGTTTTGCCAGATCCTAGACCATGATATAATAATAGACCTCTATATGGTGTATGTGAATTAATATATCGCCGAACAAGTTCTTGATGGGCTAACAAACTAAATGATTTTTGTTGTTTTATTGCACTACATGAATGTATATTTTGTTGTTGTTCTAGTTTTAATGCATATTCACCAAGTAATTGCTTAACATAGGTATAAAATGCAACACGATTATACATAATATGAGATTCATTATTTACATGCACGGAATGATATCCGCAATCAATTGCATGAATATAAATTTTTCCTAATTTTTTAACTAAAAAGAGAAGATCTTTTATTTGATCTAGTTTTTCTTCTTGTTCTTTGTCACTATCATTTGAATCATCTATTTTTCTTTTTTGTCTTTTTTCTTTCGTTTTAGAAATTTCATTAAAATCGTCTATTTTTACAAGAAGAGTTTCTAAAAAATTATGTAGATCAAAATCAACAACTTCTTCGCTCGGTGTAAATAAAAGAGGTTGATAACGAGGTTTTAGTTTAAAATTCTCCATATAAAATACTAGTATTTTTAATTTTAAATTAAAAATTGAAGTTTTATTACCAAATTTATAGATTGTAAAAATGACAAATTTCATTGTAAGTTTGGTTATGGTTGTACTGTTGATTGCTGTAATTCATTTAGTAATAGCAATTATAATAGTAGACAAACAAATGGAGTATAAAGTACTTCATATTTCATAATTTTGGCTCTTCGTGTACAAGAGGTGGCGAAGTCCATTCTGCAAATGGGATAGAAGTAGATGTTGACCGTTCAGAGGCTAATAAAATGGTAAGCGCTTCTAATTTTTTTTGCAACGATGAAATTCTAGGATATTTAGGTAAGTTGCGAGCAATATATTTCCATTTCCATTCAAATTGTAAAGCTGATTGCCAAGTAGGAAATCCAGAAA